AGGGTAACCTTAACGGGATTGAGGATAACATCGTCCGAGTCTTTAATAAACTCGCGGCGTCCTCATACACCTACAACGTCACAGAAGTATCGGCGCCAGCCGTACTAAGTGCCGTGTCCGGTGACTTGCTTACATGTAATATCAACGTGTCAATCTTGACAGAATGGACTTAACCATGACCGACTTGGAACAATGGGAAAAAGATAACGAAGCATTCCTGATCAAAATCGGTCAGGTAAAACCAGCGGCTGCAAAGCCAATTACTAAGAAAGACGAGGAATAAACCGTGGCAGTATATTTAAGCAATGGAGTGGTTCTTACTGTAGCATCGGTGGATCTCTCTAATCTAGTTACAAGCGTTACCCTTAACCGATCATTCGATGAGCTTGAAGTAACAGCAATGGGCGATAGCGGACATAAGTTCGTCAAAGGCCTAGAAGCATCTTCGATTACAATCGACTTCCTCAATGATGAAGCGACATCTAAGACACTTCAGACATTAAACGCACAAGTTGGCAACAATGTCACAGTCACACTTAAGCAAACTTCTGCTACCACATCTCCTACTAACCCACTTTACACAATGACTTGCCTAGTCAATAACATCACACCTATTAACGGTGCTGTTGGCGATCTATCAACACAGTCAGTAACTTGGAACATATCAGGTACAGTAGTAGTAACAACCTCATAATCTAACTAAACAAAGGGGCACAGCATGGCAAAGTTAATAGTCACGATGGCAGACAACAGCGTTACCGAGATCGAGATCACTCCTCGATTAGAGTACGCGTTCGAGCTATATGCTAAAAAGGGATTTCACAAAGCGTTCCGCGATGATGAAAAGCAATCAGATGTCTATTGGCTAGCATGGGAAGGCCTTCGGTTAAGTGGAACCACAGTCAAGCCATTCGGCGCAGACTTTCTCGAAACTCTGAAAAGTGTCGAGGTTGCAGAGTCTGACCCTTTGGCCTAGGCAGGGATAGCATCCACTACCTCATAGCTCGCTTGAGCATTGAGACGGCTATCCCTCCACAATCTTTAATCGATTTAGATCCATCGATGTTGCAGATGATTCTGACAGCATTGAAAGACAGAGCGGAGGAGCAGAAGAATGCCTACAGAGCTCAAAGGCGCTAGCGAACTCCGCAAAGCAATGAAAAAGTTCTCTCCTGATCTCGATAAAGAAACTCGTGATGAGATGGTTGGATTCCTAAAGCCATTGGTTAAGAAGGCTCGCGGCTTCATGCCGTCTAATGGTGACATGCCTTCGGGTTTCGTTGGCAATAGCGCAGGCGGAGGCTTCCCTAAGTATGACGCAGGCACAGCTCGTCGAGGCGTTGGCTATAAACTGACACCGACAAAGCCTAATCGTCAAGGATGGGTGCAGACAGTATCGATCCACAATAAAACCGCTGGCGGTGCTATCTATGAGACCGCTGGCCGTAAGTCTGGAATGGGTGGAAGGTTCAGTCCACGCCTACCCGGTCAATTAGCAGGATCGGGCAAGATGTCAGGTCGCTCGATGTTTAAGGCATATAAAGAAGATGAAGGCAGAGCTAAGGTCGGAGTTATCAAGGCGCTTGAAAAGGCCGCCGCTAAGTTTAATGGGAGAGTAAGTTAATGGCTGAGTTACGCATCCCGATTATCGGTGAGTTCAAGGGCAAGAAAGCCTTCGACGATGCCGAAAGATCAACAGGTAAACTAGACGATAGCGTCAAGAAACTAGGCAAGGCACTCCTAGCGGCGTTCAGCGTTCAGAAGATTACTCAGTTCAGCAAGGCAGCAGTAAAGGCATTCGTAGAAGATGAAGCAGCTGCAAGCCGTCTTGCTCAGTCAGTCAAGAATCTAGGACTCGCCTTCGAGACTGAAGCCATTGAGTCTTTCATCGATCAGTTATCTCGCGCCTCAGGTATTACAGACGATCAGCTTCGCCCAGCTATGCAACGTCTATTACAGACCACGGGATCTCTGGCTAAGTCCACGGAACTATTAAACCTCGCTCTAGAAGTCAGTCGCGGTTCTGGCGTCGATTACGAAACAGTAGTCAACGATTTATCAATGGCCTATGTCGGACAGACCCGTGGGCTTCGTAAGTACTCACTAGGACTAACTCAGGCAGAACTTAAGACGGCAACCTTTGCCGAAGTTCAGGAGAAACTAAACAAAACCTTTACAGGTGCTAACGCGGCATACCTTGATACTTATGCAGGCAAGTTAACCCTTATCCAGACCGCAGCAGGTGAAGCACAAGAAACTATCGGTAAAGGCCTAGTCGATGCCTTTTCGATCCTAGCAACAGATACGGGCAGCATCACAGAACTTACAGAAGCAATGAACAGCTTTGCAGAAGGTACAGCCACAGCCTTCCGTAACGTCGCCGTCCTAGTCAGCAACCTTGATAAGTCTATGCAGGCAGGTATGGGGCTCGTTGGAGTACTAGACAGAATCACGGGCAGTAACTTTGTCAAGATCTTTGGCGGTGCCATTGGACTACTCTCTACACAGGGCGGCGGTGCCTTCAGTAGTTTTAGCGGCCCCGGCATGGGAGGTTATCCTAGCTCTGCACTCGGCCCCGGCTATGTAGATCCTAATCAAGCGGCTCGCGAGAAGGCAGAGAAGGAAGCCGCCAAGCGCGCTAAAGAGATCGCTAACCTACAGAAGAAAACCTTAGACACACAGAAGAAAGCCAACGCTCTTACTAAGGCCGCTAAGACTATTGATCTCGATCGTATCAGCATGACTGCCGCCCTTCGTGGCAAGATCAGCGAGACAGATCGCCTATCGCTTAATCTTCAATTAGCATTGCTAGATAAGAATGAAGCGCAGGCTAACAAACTATCAGCAGAACTTGAAGCGGCAACAAAGCGCCAGAACGCTCTCAACGCGGCTCTATTGGCTACCCCAGAAGCGCCGAACCCTTATCGTAATTGGAAGATGCCAGAATTAAAGATGCCTAGCGTCTCAATACCAGCAACGCTTATTACGGCCACAACCGAAGCCCTCGGCGTCGCATCAATCTCTGACATTCCAGCAACTAATACTGGTGGGTTTACTGATGCACAATCAGAGGTATTCGATGCGCTTACCGATTACATTAAAAGATTTGGCGATCCAACCAAAGATCCAACTGTTAACGTCACAGTAGTACTTGATGATGGCGTAGTAGCTGGTGCTGTATCGCAAGTCCAGACTAATAACAATCTTTCAGGATCATTTACTACTGTCGGCGGTCGAGGCGCGAACACAGCGAGATTTACATAATGACACTCCCGGCAACGATCTCGGTATCCTTTGACTTTAGCCAAGGTGCTACCTTCGGGTTCCCCTTTACGATCGGTGATCCAGTTAACGGCGTTATCGGCGTATCTCAATTTGCATCGAGTGAAGTTCCAGAGCCAGTCATTGATCTCAGTCCTCAGACTCGCCAGATTAGGATTACTCGTGGCCGTAATATAATGCGTGACACCTATGAGGCTGGCACTTGCACAGTTCGAGTTATCGATCAGAATGGCGACTTTAACCCTCAGAATCCATCCAGCCCTTACTTCGGCTATCTGACTCCACTTCGTAAGATCCGCGTAGCAGCTACTACTCCAACGGCTCAAGCATTCCTATTTTCAGGTTATGTCACAGACTATAAGTACACCTATCCCGTCGGACAAGAATTAGGTTATGTCGATATCACCTGTTCAGATGCATTCCGACTTTTTGCTATGGCTAACGTCTCAACAATCGCAGACTCTGGTAGTGGGCAGACTAGTGGCACACGCATAGATAAGATTCTTGATCAAGTAGACTTTCCTTCTAGCATGCGCTTCATCGATGCAGGATCTACGACAGTTCAGGCAGACCCAGCCACTACCCGTACAAGCCTTTCAGCAATTCAGGTAGCAGAGTTTACAGAGCAGGGTGCGTTCTTCGTCCGAGCAGATGGAGAAGTAGAGTTTAAGGATCGCTCGGATGTAGTGGGATCTCTAGCCCCAGCACCGATTCAGTTTAATCAGACTACAGGGATCCCATACTCTGATCTTCGCTTTGCCTTTGATGACAAGCTCATCATTAACAGCGCTACGATGAAGCGAGTAGGTGGGGCTACAGTCACCGCTAACAATGTCGATTCGATCGCTAAGTACTTCCCTCATGGCATGAACGTCGAGAACTTGATCGCACAGACAGACGCGCAGGTTCAAGATATCGCCAGCATCTATGTCGCTACTAGAGCAGAGACTACGATCCGAATCGACGCCATGACTGTCGATCTATTGGATACAGCCGTGCCAACAGACACGATGATCGGACTTGAGTACTTCGATAACCTTGAGATCACTAACCTCCAGCCAGACGGCTCGACAATCGTTAAGACCTTGCAGGCGCAGGGTTTAGCATGGGATATAACCCCTAACAGTATGAAGGTGACAGTTACAACACTTGAGCCTATAGTAGAAGGATTCATTATAGGATCTGCAAATTACGGTATAATCGGACAATCCATAATGGGATACTAGGAGAAAACAATGGCTACAGGCTTTCCAGCGACTACAGGCGACATCTTTACGGCGGCAGACTA